CGGTCTTGATGTAACCGTTGAATTGGTCGCGCGCCGCGCCCGACAGCAGCCGGATGCGAACCATGCCGCCGAGCTGCGGGACCGGCACGTCTTCAAATTCCAGGTCATCGGCGGCGAAGAATTCAGCGCGGTTCAGAAGTTTGGTGAGGTTCATGATCAGCTCCAGGTAACAGGGCCGGAAATCTTGGTGTCGACCTTGCCCTTGAGCACGGCGTTCACACCGCCCGAGGCCGGCATGGTCTTCACCAGCGCCTGCCACGTAGCGACGCTGGTATCCGGCAGGGTCAGGCGGAAGCCGGTGATGGCGCCGCTGGCCAGCACCGCGCGCATGGCCATCTGGCCAGCGTCGGTCTTCAGGCGCTTGATCTCGAAACCGAACTTGCCTTCGTCGCGGATGCCCGACACGAATTCCTTGGCGTCCGAATCCAGGTCGGTGGTGTCGAGTTCATCGGCCGCGCCGTCGAAACCGTCGAACGACAGCACGCCGTTGATCTTGGTGTAGGTCTGCGGCGTCGCGGTGCCGCCCGAGGTATACGCCAGGCCCGTCGAATCCAGGTCGTCCAACGCGTACGTGTTGGGCGTGACGTTGGAAACCACGCGCGTGGTGCCGTTGATGGACGCCGCGATCGTGCCGGTGACGGAGGCGAACGTGACGACGGTGCCGTTGGTGAAGCCGTGCGCGGCGCTGGTGACGATGGTCGGGAAGCCGATCGCCATGGCGGTGATGGTCTTGGCGCCGCCGGTGCCGGTGGCGATTTCGAGCTTGCTCTTCTGTGCGGAGATTCCGGACATGTGTTTTCCTTCAGGACAAAAAAATGCCGCTCGAGGCGGCTGGTTGGATGGGCGCTGCTGGTTACTGGTGCACGGTGGCGATATCGAGCATCGTCCGGTGAAGCTTTACGTCGGCCTCGTAGCCGTCCCGCTCGAGCAGGACGATGTTATCCACAGGCCAGGTCTTGAGCGCTGACCTCACGGCCGCCGCCCTCGCGTCGACGTCGGCCGCGGTGCCGTAGATATCGATCTGGATCCGTGTTTCTGTTTCGTTATCCGTGCCGCCGTTTTCATCCAGGGTCGCGCCTTCGATACTGGCCACCCGGAAGAAGACGGCGTACGGCGCGACCGGCGAATCAGGCGCCACGTTGCGGTACGCGCGGCCATCGAGCAGCGGGTCGACCAAGGTGAGAAAGTCGGTCATGATGCTCATCGCCCCCTCCTCAGGTCGTTGGCCTCTTGCTGGATCCGCTTGTCGAGCTCGGCGCCGACCGCGTCGACCGCCCCCTCTTTCCGGGTCTCGAACGCCGGCCGCAAGAATGGCTGTGCCGGCATCTTCCTGGTGCCGAACTCCAGGAACCGCCAGTAATAGCTGTCGCGGTTCATGTCGCGCTTTCGCCCGGCGAGGCGCGACTTCTTGCCTGACCGGACGAAGACCGAATAGCTGGCGATGTGGTCGCCGGCCGAGCGCTCACGCTTGACCATGATGTCGCGCGCCATCTCCCCGGTATCCTTCGGCGCAAGCACGCGCGCTTCGTTGCGGATCAGGGTCGCCCCCTTGGACGCGGCGCCGCGCAGGTGCTTGCGGCCGACACGCGGGCCCAGTTCCTTGAGCGCTTTCGCCAGCTCCTTGAAGCCGGTCAGGTTTTTGCTATCAGCCACGGCTCACTCCTCGCGCGCACATAAGCAGCAGTGCTTTGCCAGCCTGGTCGAGCACGGCCTCGATGTCGTAGATATCGGCGCCGTGCACCAGCCGCATCGCCGCGGAGATGCCGGGCCGGTATCGGATCTCCCACTCGGTCTGCACCGCGTTTTGCGTGCCGCCTGCGACGACATACTGCCGGCCGGTCAGGTCGCGCTTGCCCGCCCAGATCTGGCCGTCGCCGGTCGTGACCACGTTCGCCCAGACCTCGGCGGGCGCGCCGCTGGCATCCTTTCCGGCCGCCAGCTGCTGCAGTGTCACGCGCTTGTTTAGTCGGTGAGCGATAGTCATAGGGCGGGCATCCACAAGCCGTCGAGCAGCCCGTTCACGAACACCGATGCATGGGTTTCCTTGAACTCGCGCGCCGCCGGATCGAACACCTCGGACAGGCGCGCCAGGATATAGAGGCGGACCTCGGCCGGCACCGTGGCGGCGGTCGGGCCGTAGCCAGCGGTGTAGTCGACCGAGACCGCGTTCACATGCGCCTCGGTCGCTGGCCAGGCCTTGCCCCGCGCCGGCACGATATAGCCCGGCGTAGTGACCTTGTCGACGTAATAGTCGGCGGGGTCGAGCGTTTGGGTGCTGCCGTCCGGCGCCAGGAAGCGGACCGCCTCCACGCTGAAGGTCGGCGCGCTCAGCTGGATGGCGTCCGGGAACGCGTCGAGCGTCACGCGCATGCCGCGGTTGACGAATGCACGGTGGGTCTGTGTTTCAGCCTCGGCCGTGATGCCGGCGATCCAGATCTCGATCATCGTGTCGAGTGCAATATCGTCGTCCTCAAGGCGCAGTGCCTTCCTGGCCTCGGCCATCGTCAATGCAAGCGCCACCGGTGCGGATGTCTTCTCTTTACTCATCGGTATGCTTTCTCAATTGCTGGTGGCCGAACGCCGCCGACCGATGCCGGGCGCGCCTGGTATTCGTTTCGCTGCGGGGTGTAGCCCGGGCCCGATGGCGCACGCACGAACAGACCGCCGCCGACAGCTGCGACCGTGCCGATGTTGGCGTGTGCTGCCACACCTTCCGGCGCAGCTGTGCCGTTGAGCGAAATGTTGCCTGCTGCGATCACAGCGCCAATCGACGCATATCCGACTGCACCCGTCGGAGCGCATGTTGCGCCGCCCCGGCCAACTGCTGCGCCCGCCGAAGCGACCGATGCCACGGCGCCGATACCTGGGGCGGAAGCGTTTGCGGGAACGGAGGTTCCTGCCGATGCGCTTGTGGATCCGACTTGTGCTGATGCAGTTACGCCGGAAGCAGCCGTGCTTGCCGCGCCGGTCGCTACGGTTTGGCCAGTCAATGCGCTAGCCCCGACACCAATGGGCGAGGCAACAGATGCGCTACCGCCAATTGCGCTTACAGTGCCTACCTGTGCGGAACTACCGATGCCTGAAGGGGACGCGGCGGCAGCGCCTGAAGCTGCCAGTGCTCCGGTCGCGCCGCTTGCTGCGATACCAGCTGCAGAAACCTTGGCGCCACCGCTTGCCGTACAACTACCAACTTGAGCGGCGGAAGCGATGCCAGCTGCGTTAGCCGTGCCGGCTGTGCCGCCGACCACTACGCCATCATCAGCGACAAGGTTGTCCATGTGGACGGTCGTCGCGCTCGCGCTCGCCATGCGCAGCCCGACATAGCCGGCGGCCGTGATGTTGGCGTCCGTGATCGGGCCTAACACCACGACATCGTCGAGCAGCACGCTCAATTGGGTGCCGCGCATGCGCAGCGTCAGCTTGGGCTCGGCGCCGAGTGTTGGCGTGTAGGCTACCGAGGCCAGGGTGACGGCGGTGTTGGCGGTGAAGCGCGCCAGGACAATGCCGGTGCCGAGGGTGAATCGCGCCTGGTAAAAGGTGGCGGTAGTGGTATCAACGATCCGCCCGCACACCCCCACCGATGGCACGCCGTCCGTGCTCCCGAAGTACACCGTTGCGCTGACATCGTAGTCAGCGCCCGGCGCTGCCACGGCGCTGTAAATGTAGACGACCACCGCCGTAGTGCTATGCCTCGCGCGATTCCCCAGCAACGTTACGTTACCAGTGCCGCCCCCCAGGCTTCTAACCCATGATGCCGAATACGCTGCGAGCGTAGCGCCGTCAGCGCCGGTGAAGGTATCACTGACGAATTGCGCCATTTACAGCACCAGTTGCGCTTTGGTCGGATCGACCGTGCCCGCATTGGCGCGCAAGGCAATGGCTGCAACGATGTCGCCATAGGTGGCAACGCCGATGGTGATGCCCGCACCGATGCCGCGCCGGCTCAGCGCTTCGCGCAGGTTCCACAGCTGCACCGAATCGATCTGCGCCACCGGCGTGGACAGCTCGCAGAATGGCATTGCGTCAATGCCAAGGTCCAAGTCCATCTGCGCGTAGTCGCCGCTGCGAACCTCGACCATCGCCCACTTGTTGAGCAGCTTGCCGGTGACCGGGTCGGCAGGCATTTCAGCACTCCAGTCGTGCGTATAGAGGGCAACGGCAGGACGAAACTCGTCGGAGTCGCCCTCGCCGGTGCCGATGATGTCGGCCAGAAAACGGTGGATCATGGTCTGTCCTTAAGCGATTTTGATGACGGCTGTTGCCGCGGCGGCTGCCGGCAGGTCAACGGTAAATGGGCCGTTGGTCGAGGTGATATCCGAACCGAAGTCGAGCACGGCGCGAATCTTGTTGCCGTTGGTCGCGTCGTAGATTACGCACCCGCGCGCGGTGATGGTGGAGTTCGACCAGACGGGATCGTTAAAACCGATGATGGCCGCCGATCCGTCAAGTGACGCGGTGTAGCCGGTCAGCGTCTGCCCGCCAGCCGTGTATCCGGCGCCGGTCACTTCGTTCGCGGTCGAATAAACCGTGCTCGCAGCACCAAGACTTGCGGCAGAGGTGTAGAGCGCGAGTTTGTAGGTGTTACCGGACGGGCACAGCAGCTGCAGCGCGTCGAGCTTCGCCTGGTTCGGGAATGCGGCAGTGATTGCCATGTGTTTCCTCTATCGTTCGTTCAGCCGCTCGCAGATCACTGCGATCAGCTCTTCATTGGTGCGGCCGGCGACATCATCCGGGTAGATGACAGCGCGGCCGCGGGTGGTTTGAACCGGGTAGCACAGAGCACCCGGGTCGGCCGCCCACGCGCGCAACTCCGTGAGCAGCGCGGTGGTGGCCGGGCCGATCATTCCGCTGCGTCGGCTTTGGCGTCTGCCTTACCGGCCTTCTTTGCCCAGCCTTCGTCGGTCGCTACCTTGATCAGGTCGGCGTCTTCGGTCTCGATGACCGCGCCCTTTTCGAAGTGTTCGACTTCCACGCCGCGGTGGGCCCAGCTGAAGTTTTGCGTTGCGGTGAGTTTCATGGGTTCTCCAGAAATGGAAAACGCCCCAGTTACGGGGCATTTTCGCGGTGCGGTGGGATTACGACGCAGCGATCTTCAGCAGCTTGATCGCCTGGGTGTTGCGCAGCTTGCCGCCCACGCGCTTGCGCACGTAGAACTTCACGAAGCCCGGCGTGGTGATCTCGTCGCGGGTGATGCGCATGCCCACGCGGTCGGTGATCAGGTAGCCTTCCTTGAAGTCGCCGAACGCCAGCGGGAAAGCGTTGGCGGCCAGCGACGGCATGTCTTCCGCTTCGGTAATGCCGTAGCCCAGGAACGTCGACGGCTGGCCAGCGGTGAGCGCCGGCTGCCACAGGTATTGACCCTGGCCGTCTTTGTACTTGCGCATCGCCGCCAGGATCATCTTGTTCGTGACCCACTGCGCGTTGTTGCGGTAGCGCGCGCGCAGCGAGTACACGATGTCGTAGAACAGATCCGCGCTGGTCGGCATCGCCGCAGCCTGGCCGGAAGCGATGTACTGCAGCGTACCGAACGCGCGCGCGTTGTCGGCGGTGGCCAGTGGAGCTGGGCCAGCCAGGAAGCCGGTCGGCTTTTTGAGGCCATTGCCGCCGATGAAGGCGGCACCCTCGCCTGCGGCCATCGCCTCAGCGGCCGAGCTGGTCAGCCAGTCTTCGACGTTGAAGAACAGGTCGTCCAGCGACTCTTCCGACGCTTGCGGCTTGGCCGATGCCATGCCGAAGGTCGGGGCGACTTCCACCAGGTCGGGGGTATTCGTCTGGTTACGGGTATCGGTTTCACCGAGCCATTCGAAGCCGGCGCCGTTCACGTCGAACAGTTCCTTGTAGTCGGTGCTGCCGACGGTGCGCACGGTGGCGATCGAGCGGATCGGCGAGATGTCGACCGACAGGCGCGCGATGGTGCGCTCGATCACTTCCGGCAACGCGAAGCCACCGGCGGCACCGCTCGAGGTGACGGCTTGGGTCGAACGGGTCTCGCGGCCGTCGGCCGTGCGCTTCGCTTCGAGTGCCTTGTGCGTTTGCTCGAGGCGCGATTTGCGCTCGGAGTCCTGCGGCGCACGCACCCAGTCGAAGAACGCATTGCGGTGCTCGACCACTTCTTTCGGTTCGTCGCTAGCGGCGCCGCCACTGAATGCGCCCGGGCGCGCGAGCTTGGTCTCGACCTTCTCGAGACGCGATTTGGCTTCGGTGATGGCTTCGATGTGCTGGTCCATGCGCGCCAGCTTGGCGTCCAGTTCGGCGGTGCCCTTGCCGGCCTTGATCGCCTCGATGCGCTGGTCGTTGGTCTTCTTGTATTCTTCGAACGCGGTGGCGATCTTGTCGATCGATTCCGCGACCGACTTGATCGACGGGTCTTCGCGCTTTTCGTACGGGACGGCAGCGGCCTTCGACTGGAAGGCGGCGAAGTGCAGGGCCATCGTGGCGGCCAGCAGGCCGGCCATGTTGCGAGTTTTGTTCATGGGTTCTTTCAGGAAGTGAGGGATTGGAGCAGCCGGTCGGCCGCCTTCTGCGCCGCAGCAGCCTCATGGGCGTCCCGCCCATCCAAAGCGATGCGTTTGACTTCGGCGAGGAACGCCTTGGCCGCGTCCGCCGAGAACCCTGCATCCCGCAGGGCCTGCTCGGCTTGACGAATGGTTTTGATGCCGGCGACGTCAGCCGCCTTGACGCCTGTGATGCGCGCCGCTTCATTCGACGGGAAAGTCACGAGGGACACTTCCCACAGCTCGACCTCGAGGAGCGTGCGCACATCCGTTTCGCGGTCGTAGGACCACTGCTTCGACACGAAGCCAATCGACAGGCCGTTGAGCGCGCCCATCTTGAGCAGCGCGTACGCTTCAGCACCCTTTACAGTGTCCAGCGCCAGGCGGCCCTTGATGCGCAGGCCCTTGGCGTCTTCGACCATTTCGAGCCAGACCCCGATCGGCACCGACGCATCGTGCTGCCAGAGCATGGCTGGCATTGTCCCTTCGGCCTTGTGCGCTTTCAGCGATTCGGCGTAGGCGCCCGGGGCGATCACGTCGTCGTAGGAGTCGCGCACGCCGAAGACCGAACCATAGCCCTCGATCGTGCCGTCCTCGCCGACAGCTTTCAGCTGCAGCACATAGCTGCGCATCTCGCGGCCGCCGCCGCGGTCCTTGCGCTCCAGGATCGGAACCTGAGGCCGCGCCGGGGCGCGCGACGTTGGTTGCTCAATCTGGCGCGGTAGAGCGCGCTCAAGCTCACGTACCAGAGGGCGCAGTTGCGGTTTCTTCATCATCGGTTCCTTGTTTGCTGCTGCTCGACATGTTCATCGGCGTCAGCGGTTCGTCGAGGCCTGGTAGCGGGTCCATGCCTTCCATGTCTCGAATTTCGTTTCGGGTGTAGATGCCCAGCTCGGCCATCGTCCGCGCCCATTGCGCGCGCGCCGCCATCGACCCTTCGGTGAGGTAGCGAGTGTCGAACTCCGCGAAGAGCGGGCCGGAACCATCGAGCAGCATTTCGTCCGTGCGCTGCGTCCAGGCGCGGTGCCACGGCGCCAGCGTGTGCTTCGTATGCGCGGCGAAAAATGCTTCGGAGCTGGCGAAGGTGGCCGACTTGTCGTTGTGACCGACCATGATCGGAAACACGCCATAGCCGCGGCAGACTTCCTCAATCTGCAGCCGGCGGGTCTCGACGTGCTGCGCGTCGACTCCGGTCTGCGACGTGGGTGTCCACCTGGCGTCGTTGTCCAGCACCAGGGGGTCGCCCGTACGGGAGACACCTGCAAACCGCTTGATCCATGCGGTCATCCGACCGTGCTGCTCTTCGTTCAACACTTTGTTGACGGTATAGAGCCCGCTGGGCCGCAAGCCATTCTTGTGCATGGCCTCCTGGCTTTGCTCCGTTGCCATGGCCAGGCCGATGGCCGACCGGGCAAGCTTGACCGCGTCGAGGCTGCGCACCCAGTCCCACTGGACGCCATTGAGCAAGAACACATCGTCCGGGCTGAAGGTGCCGATCAGGCCGAATTCGTCCCAGCAGCGGTACACCAGCTCGTAGCGGGATATGCGTTGCACATCCCATCGACCAGGTTCCACCGGGATCAGCTCGCGGATCCGGTTGTTCGGGCCCCGTACTTTGATCGATAGCGCGGCACCGGTGAGCGCCGCGTGGATCGTCATCTGGCGGCGCCATTCGAACGATGTTTGCCATTCGTTCGGGCGGCGCGCCAGCAGCCGATACTCCGGGATATTGGTCGCGCGCTCGCGGCGGCCGTCGGGCTTCTCGCGGAAGACCTCGAATTTCGGCGTCGCGCAGCCGTCGGCGATCACCTTCACGCAGGCAAGCACGGTCGACACCTGCAGCGCAGTTTTGGCGCTGACGTGCACGCCGGCGATGGTGGCGCCACCGCCATCGAGGAGCTTCATTATTTCGGCGTCGGTGCGCTGGGCCGACTTGCGCCCTAAGATTCGGTCGAGGAAATTCAAGGTTTGTCCCAAAATGAGGTGGCGGCTTCTGCCCCGCTGATTGCGCGATGGACGCCCATGATCGCGGCGACAGGGCCGTCGATCTTCTGTTCCGGCTTTTCCTTGCGCGGGTAGATGTTGTCCTTGGCGTCCAGCTTGGCCACCACGTTCGACATCATCCAGGTCAGCACCGGGTTGCCGTCGTGGTGCACGCGTCCGGCCTTGATGGCACTCTCGAGCTCCTTCATCGGCAGCGATAAGTTCTTGACCGTCTGGCCCAGTTCCACCGCCGTGATGCCGTTTTTCGTGAGTCGTTGCTCCAGTTGCGCCGCGCGGTATGGGTCGAACACGGTCTCATCCGGTCCGTACTTGGCGATCATCGCCAAGGTGTCTTCCTCGATCAGGTCAAAGTCGATCTCGGCGCCATCGTGCTGCTCCAGGTACCCGTCGATTACCCACTTCTTATAGGCACCGCTGTTTTTCGGGTCGTTCTCGATGGCCTCTTCTGGCAGGTAGTACTTGCCGAAAAAGTAGAAATGCTGTTTCCCTTCGATGACCTTGACGAACATGAGCATGATCACGCACACGTCCGAGCGGCTGGCAAGGTCGAGGATGACATAGCACCGCTCGCCCTTGAACTGCTCGGGCATGAGCTTCTTATCGCCACACTTGTTCCACTGCAGCATGTTCAGCCAGGCCGACTTCGCCGAGCACCAGATGTTCAGGTGCTTGGTCTTGAAGCGGGTCTGCTTCGACGCGCTTTGCGTGGCCTGTCGCTGCTGGGCCAGCAGGAAGTCTTCGTCGACGGAAATACCGAAGTTCGGGTTCGCCTTGCGCAGCACCTTCGGGCTGGTCCAGTCGTCGCCTTCGTCGATCGTGTAGATCAGGGCGAACAGCTCCGGATCGTCCAGGACGCCCTCGAGCACCTTCTTCGCATCGCTCTCCTGGTCGTAGCACGGGCCGGCGATGTTGAAGCCGGCCGTGGTGATCATGAGCAGCAGCGGCTGCTCGCGCGCGCCCATGCCAGTCTCCATCGTGTCGACCAGCTCGGACGTGTCGTGCTCGTGGTACTCGTCGACGATCGCGCAGGACGGCGAGGCGCCGTCGCCGGGCTTGCCGATCACAGGCTCGAAGCGAGAACCATCGGCGGGCACCAGCAGCGCCTTGGCCCAGACCTCGGCGCCCAGCGCCTGCTGCAACTCGGGCGTGCGCTCGAGCATCTGCTTGGCCGGCCGGAACACTTCCCAGGCCTGCGCCTCGGTCGTTGCGCCGGAATACACCTCGGCGCCAAATTCACCGTCGACCGAGAACATGTACAGGCCGATGCCCGAGCCGATGATCGACTTCCCGTTCTTCCGCGGCACGGCGAAATACGCCTTGCGGTACCGACGCCGGTCGTTCTTCCGGAGCTTCCATCCGAACAGCGAGCAGAATGCGAAGCACTGCCACGGCTCCAGGGTGATCGTCTCGCGCTTGCGCGCCCACTTGCCCTTCGTGTGCGGCATGAGCGACAGGAACGTACAGACCTTGGCGGCCGCGTCCGCATCGAAGTAATACGGGAAAGCCTTTTTACGGCTCGCCTTCAGGTCGTCCAGGTGACGCTTGCAGGCCAGCTTCACCCACTTGCAGGCGACGATCTTCCCTTTGACAACCTGTTGCGCGTATTCGAGAGCCGTGCCGACGAAATCGGCCGGCATGATCAGTGCGCCTTCTTGTCGCCCAGCATGCTGGCGAACGGGTTCTTCGGCGTTTCCTTCTTCGCCGACACGCGCGAGCGGTCCGCCGGCGTCATGCCCAGCACCGCGAGCGCGGTCCGGATCTGGGCAAGCTGGGCTGCCGTCACATCGGCGTCGGGCATGACGCGGAAGTACGCCACCTGGCGTGCGGCCAACTCGACGGCGATTCGGTCGGTGGCTTGAAGGACTGTCGGCGGCAGAGCCGCGACGATCTCATGCCACACATTGCGCTGCGGCTCGGTGAAGTACTCAGGTGGTGCGGGATTGAATTCGCCAGCGGCGAAATCTTCGCGGCGCCGGCCCGGGTCCTTATCGAAAGCACCCCGCGCCTCCAGCACCGCCGAAGGGGTTCGGGGTTTGGGCATACTGTCGGTCCTGAAAGTTTGAATTGCGGAGATAAAAATAAGGCTAAGCGGACGGTCTAGAGGAAAATTACTCCAGAGAATTAACTCCCCCCTCCCCTTTCGGCCTTCGTTTTCGCTGCATGGCATGGCGAACAGGCGCTTTGAAGGTTCGATTCGTCATCGATCTCCGCGTCCGACCATCCCTGTTCACGCGCGCTGGCCTTGCTCACCTTGTGGTCGACTTCGCGCGCCACGTAGCGACAGGTAGGTCCTTTAATCTGGCACAGGCCTTTATCGCGGCGCAGGATCCGCTTCCGCAACTGCTGCCACGCATAGTCATAGCCGCGCTCGGTGCTGTTCTTGGTGCCGTGCGAGCGATTCCAGCCTGACTTGAGCGGCGCGTGCTTGTCGCAGTAGCCTGGCGCATCGATCAGCGCACCGCATCCGCCCTTGCGGCAGATCGTTTTCGGCCGGGCCACCATCAGCGAAACTCCGTCTTGACGCCCCTTGCCGATCCAGTAGCGAACCCGCTGCCAGTTCGGCTCACGGCCCGTAACCTGGACGGCGAGTAGCACGCCGCACAGGTAGGCCTTGAGCCACCACCGCGGGGCAGCCGTGACGGTGATGGTGATGGACTTACGCGCCATCATTCGCGCCCGGTTGCTTCACCGTGACCGACACCGGCGGCATGCGGTGACCCAGCACGCACAGCTCGACCGCGGCGCCGGCGTTCAGCGCGGCGAGCTCCTCGGCAGTCGGGCGCCAGAAGGAGGCGACGACCGTGTAGCCATCGCACTCGGTTCGGGTGATGGGCAACGCGGCACAGGGCGTGCCGTTGTGGTCCCAGCCGCGTGGTGCCGCCAGCGTGGCGTTGTTCGATGGGTGTTGAATAGGAATCATCGTTTCTTCTTTCGAGTGCGGGTCGAGGGTGTCGTCGCCGGCGCCGGCGGCAACAGCTGGGCGATCTCCAGCATCGACATACCGATGTCGCCGTAGCCCTTCGCGCGCATCAGCTGCTTGGCCACGGTGCAGTCGGCCAGCAGGTTGCACAGGTCGTCAAGCGCTGCTGCCTGATGCACCACGACCAGGGCGGCCGGGCGCTGAGGCACCACGATGCGGATGAGCCGGTCGCGGAACTGCTCTGCTAGCGGGCGCATCGTTACTTCTCGCCGAAGCCCGGCACGTCGCGCTCGGTAGTGGTGGCGAAGCAATACACCCACATGACCGCGCTCAGCCCGACAAGCGTCCACAGGACGCCATACGCCCAGCTGGGAGCGGCGATGTGCTCGAGGAACAGCCACCAGAGCAGGCCCTCGCCGACCGGCGAGCGTGCTGGCAGGGACGACGATGCAATCGCGACCTTCTTCTTCATGGTGTACCTCGGAAATAAAAAGGCCACCTGTGCATAACTGCGTCAGGTGGCGAAGCTCGGCGGACCGAGTGGAGACAGGGAATAAAAAAGCCCGCAATCCTGTTGGAGGCGGGCTTCTATATAGACGT